CACAGCAAACGCTTATGCTAAACTGCTGGCTATTCAACAAAAGGTGATAGCATAACACCTATGAATAAGAAATAAATCAAACAAAAGAATAAAACCCTTCTTTCATTTCCGAGTCAATTGGAAAGGGCATGTCAACCCAAGAAGAACCATTTCGGAAACGAATTTTTCCATTGGCATCACAATGGAACTTATAGTGATACCAAGTACTGGGAACATTCTCAGGCACTTCCAAAAGCTGCATGAGAGTCCCAAGCTTGACTTGTAATTGTACAAAACCAGTAACATCTATGATGAAATCATCATCCTTGTCAATGGCTTTCACAGCTCGTGGAATTTCAGTCAATTCGGCACGACACTTGAAATACATTTTCTTGTGTAACCAAGTTTCATCTTCAATCAACAAATCAACACTTGGGTCTCCATCATCATCAATTTCAATGTTAACCCAACCAGAGCTGGGGTTGTCCGCATCCCCCTCAACACAAACAAAAACGCGTTGACCATCAAGAGAATGTTCAGGTAACGCAGTCGGTAGAATTTCAAAACCAAAAGGAGATATTTTTGGAGTTTTCTTGGATTTAGGTGGATCTGCTACAGGTAAGATCTCCACAGAATCATCATCGGCAAATTTTGCAAGTGACAAACCAAAACGAGACAAAAAGAAACTCGGCGCCATGGTTTCACCTAATAACGCCCGTGAAGCGTATACTTGCCCTTGAATGTCAACATGAAGCGATCAGAATTGGCAGGTTTGTCGACGACATCTGTCTCCGTGAAAGCGTAAAAGAACACCGGACGAGAATTATCATTGTCCGGTCCCTTCAATAAATCTTTCATGGTGTCATCAAATTCACATGGTATTTGCACCTTAACAGTGCCTGGATCTCCAGTGCCACCATAGGTAACATCAATCGCCCCATGGAGTGCCACCATTTCTTCTGCTGTTGTTGGTGTCACCACGCCAGCTGCAGCCCAACCACCATAAAAAGTGCACATACGCCCATAGATGCCAGGGCGAGGTGCAAGACGCACGGACAACTCCTTCCACACGCCAATTGGATGATGCTTGAGCAACTCTCTGGCGCCAGTATTGGTCCAAGGCTCGTAGCGCATCACCGAGCCGAAAGTGGTGGTCAAGGTTGTAGCAGTCTTCACTTGTACTGCCCCAGCGAACTTGTAATCTTGATCTGAACCATATTCTGCGATCAAACGGCTTGCGGTAACTGAAGGCATGGTCAGGCAATTGTCGTTACGTCAAATTGCTTTATCAACTTGTCAAGCCTTGCACGTTCCGACAACAACTTCCCAATCTCCAAATTGATCTGGGATCGATCTCCTGGAGGAGCTGCTGTTAAACGAATTTGTTTCTGTTTCAATTCGCGGGCGAGTTCCAATCTGCGTGCCCGAAAACCGTCTTCCTCCGAAGAAGCTTGGGTGATT